ACGGGTAGCAAAGCACCCGGCCTGAAGGTAGAGCGTACCAGAGATGCAGACCGTCGAACAGGTAGGTAACCCGCCCGGCAGCAAACTCATTATTTTTATTTCGCATGGCCCTGGTGTACTGCTGCTCGAGCTGCGACCAGAAGCCGACGGCCCACTGATTGTTGCGGCGCCAGGCGTCCACCATGCGCTTGGAGTCGGCCTCGGACAGGCGCACACTGTAGATTCTGGCCATCGACGCGAAGGCGCCCACGCCACCCGCGAACCCGCAGGCCAGCTCCTGCACCTTGCCGATCTGACGCTGGGCGGACTCGCCGTCTCGGTCGTAGTCGGCCTTGATGTCGTCATAGGTGCGCTGGAAAGTACCGGCGGCATTGACGATGTAGGGGTCAAGGCCCGACTCGAAAATGTCCAACTTGGCCTGGCCCGTCCCAGACAACCAAGGGTTTACCCTAGCTTCGATGGATGACCAGTCGGCAACAACTAGGTGTTTACCCTTGGCTGGTATCAGTGCAGGCCGTAGCATCCCCCGGAGGACATCGGTAACTCGTTTGCCGAACTTGGGGACGATGGCGTGACCCCGGCACATTGCAGCCCGGACATCCTCGGGTGCTTTGGCGCACTTGCGTGTGAAGTTATGGACCTGCGCCCCATAGCTAGATGCGCGGCCAGTAGCTGAGCCTCCAGCGAAAACAAAAGCACCCCTAACTCGACTGTCCTCCTCATCTGCAAGCTGCGCGAGTCGGGCGAACTTGGCGACTGATGAGGCCCACAGGTCGTCGGCGCACTGGATGATTTCTTGGACATCAGGTGGTACTCCATCACAGTTAAGAAGGTTGGCGCGGACGGTCTTGTCGATGCTGACCTTATCGTCCTTCTGCATCAGCGCACGGGCCTCGGGGCCAACTCTGTCCCAGACCCACTGGCGCATCTTAGGTGAGCGTACCGAGGTCAGCTCACCCTCTGACACCTCCTTGACAATCTGGGCAATCTCAGCGGCCTCTGTGGCGGCGTAGGACACGGCTGCACGGCAGAGCGGCACATCGACCAGGACGCCACGGTCGTTGATGCGCTCGTTGACATGGTAGTCCAGTAGCTCCTCCTCGGACAGTGGGCGCATGGCCTGGCTGATGGCCCTCATGGCCCGGACATCCTGCTCACAATAGGCCACCATCTCGGCGGTCAGCTCAGCCGACTCTTGGAAGGGCGGGACGCACATCTTGCGGATGAGGGCAGCGCCTCGGTGGTCCTTCTTCATGGACGCACCCATGAACCGGCCCACGTCCTCCAGCGACCCTGGCGCACAATTGGCACGGGCCTGTGCTGCGGTGCAGTAGAACTGCTCTAGCGGGATGTTGACCTGCAAGACGTACCAGCAGATCAGCCGCTCAAAGGCAGCGTTGTGCGCCATGATGCGGTGGCCGGTCAGGTCGGGCAGTGGCTGGCCGGGGAGCCAGGTCAGCACCTCGCCGTCATCGACGGCGTAGGACATACACAGCACCTCGGTCGTGAGGTCTTGCGCGTAGTTGTAGACGCCGCGACTTTTTAGGTCGCAGGCAGAGCGTGTTTCAAAGTCGAGCCAGATCATTTTTCAAAGCCCCCTGTCACGGGGCTTCAAAAACTAAGCTGCTACGCGACGGCGACGGCCAGCAGGCGCCTCCACCTCGGGTTCACCCTCCATACTTATCCACTCGACAATCTCAAACACCGGGGTGTAAATCTTGCCGTAGGACTTGTGCTGGTAGTGATCCTTCTTCAACTTCACGACAGCAACTGGCTTAGTCTGATCTACATCGACCTGCTCGGCCAGCGCAGCGGCGATAGCCTGGACGCCACGCTTACCGCCCACCGAGGTGGTGGTGTAGCGCACTTCCATACCCTTATCGTCGCCCGACACGCACTTCAGGCTCATGCCAATCTGCTGCTCCCAGCCACGCTTGGCTGATGGCGGCGCATCTTCAATCTCTGGCAGCGGCTGGCTGACCGCTACCATCTTCTCGCCCAACACCTCACCGTCGCCCCAGGCGATGAAGCCGTGGACGAAAGAGAAGGGGTTGACGGCCCAAGTCGAGTCATCCTCGACCTCGGTCTGGTCGGCACCAAACACCCAATGGCCGGTCTTGTCCATCTTGAGGATGACAGCACCGGACGCCGAAACGGCCATGCTTTTAAGAGCGGAGGATAAGGTACTGATAGCTGGCAGACCAGCTTTGGAGAACACTGAAATATTACTCACGATTTTCCTTTAGACTAGTTTAGAGAGACGGGCAAGTTGTTTGCCCAGCAAAAGCACCTCGGGGCGAGGGTCATCCTCGCTTGCCAAGGTGTTACCCGAACTGATGGCGACGACCACATCGACAGGCAGGGCGAGCTTGCGCTTTTTCAGCACCTTCTCAACCTTCGCTGGCGACATGATGGATGTCTCCATCACTTCAGATTCTTCAAGGCCCAACGCGAACAGGGCGACCTTGGCCTTGTCCTCGTCGGTCCACTGTCTGATCGCACGTTTGGCGACCAGTTTGTAATCTGGCAGTTTAGCACCCGACTCCATCATGGAGAGCGCCAGCTCCCGCAGGCTGGATATCCACGTCTCCAGCAGGTCGGCGTTCTTGAGGTAGTCGCTGATCAAGTTCTTGTCGAGCTTGTCTATCTTGACGGCAATGGCCCGGTCAACGGCGCCCGTCATGTTTGGGCAGATGGGCTTGGCTGGGCAGAACCGGCAGTGGTCGCCCACCATTAGCTGCGCGTCAGGCAGGGCCGACTGCTTGACGGCCTGCACCAGCTCACGCTCGAACTGCCTGATGCGCTCGGGTGTGGTCACCCAACGCCGCACCATCGGCGGCTGGATGATGACGCACTCCACCTCAGTGGCGCCATCAAACGCCCATGCCGACTCTTGCGTCCGCATGGCGGCAGCAGCGTAGAACATAAGCTGCGCGTTCTCCTCGGCGTCCACGATCACACCGTCGCCAAACTTCCAGTCCAGCACGATGGCCCGGTTGCCTATGCGGCCAATCAGGTCGGTCGAGCCGAACACGCCCGGCAGCAAGTCGCCAAAGCCGACGCGCGTCTCTGTGGCGAAGTTCATCTCCTCCGCAGGGTCAACTTCGTTCAGCAGCGCCAGTGCCGACTTCAGCTTCTCGCAATGGTCTTCGCTCAGCGCCACACCGTTGAAGTTCTTGTCGAGCAGGCTGTAGGGGCTGGCGTCACCGTCGTTGACCAGGTAGTCGATGGCTGAGTGCAGGGCCGTACCCTCGGCCATGTACTTGTTCTCCACCTGCGGCGGCATCTGCGCCACTAGGGCCACACTGCCGGGGCAGGCTATCACGCGCTTGGCGGTCGAGCCGCCGACGATCTTACTGTGGTTCACTGGTGTACTCCAAGGCTTGCAGTTTGCTGATGAGTTCGTTGATTTGGAACACGGACTTGTCGAAGTCTTCTTGCACCTTTGCTTTTTGGGCTTGCAGCGCGGCGATCTTCTGGGCGGTGGGGTCGTAGTTTTCGGGCACGTCGAACTCAATGTCTTGTTCGCAAACCAAGGTCAGGTTAGCCGTGTCTGGTGTGCGAAAACTGTAGGCGGCAAACGTCCCCACCTTGTCAAATGAGTACTTTGAGAAGTACACATACATCTTAATAGCTGTTTTCATGGACTCTACTTTCGTTGTTACCCGGATTGGGTGAACGAATAGTAGCACAAAAATAATTTTGTGCAAAACTTTTTTTCTGTGATAAAGTTCAATACATGGAAAAACACATTGAAGCCTACCTTGTCAAGCGCGTCAAAGCACTCGGCGGCATAGCCTACAAGTGGCGCGGCCACGGCGGCGTAGCTGACCGCATCGTGGTGCTGCCCGGCGGCGTGGTGTGGTTCGTGGAAGTTAAGACCGTCGGCGGTCGGCTGTCCGCGCTACAGAAAGTCTTTGCCGCCGACATGGCGCGGCTGAACCAACGGTACTGTGTGCTGTGGACAAAGGAACAAGTAGATGAATTTACGACCCTACCAAGAACAGGCAGTTGACTTCCTGTTTGAGTTGGAATCTAAAAAATGATTCATTACCACGGGCTACCCATAACGCCAGCAACTGCTGCGGCAAAAGCTGTTGATGCAGGACACGCGTTTGTTAGTTTTGCCCATTCAGACCAACTAGGCATAGCTGTAGAAGTGTGCCAATCATTTGCGGTTGACAACGGCGCTTTTTCCGCGTGGAAAGCTGGCCGACCCGTTACCGACTGGCGCCCGTTCTATGAGTGGGCCGAGTCGTGCAGACGCATCCCGTCTTGTGACTTCGCTGTCATCCCGGACGTTATTGACGGCGATGAGGATGCCAATGACGCGCTGTTGGACGAGTGGCCGCTGGGCGCCGCTTTTGGCGCGCCGGTGTGGCACATGCACGAATCATTAGATAGGCTAGAGCGAATGGCCGCAACCTACTTACGGGTTTGCCTTGGTAGCAGCGGGCAATACGCCACAGTAGGAAACGACGCGTGGTGGGCGCGAATTGATCAAGCAATGCGCGTGGTCTGTGACCAGCAAGGGCGCCCGTTGGTCAAAATGCACGGTCTTCGAATGCTGAACCCCAAAGTGTTTACGCGGCTCCCGTTTGCAAGCGCCGACTCGACCAACATTGGCCGCAACGTCGGCATTGACAAGAACTGGGCGAAGGGGAACTACCTGCCACCAACCAAGGAAGCGCGAGCGCAAGTCATGCGGTCACGCATTGAGTCACACAACGCACCATCAACTTATGAACACATACAAGGCTGAATTTTTCTGCACATGTCCCATCAACAACGTACGCGTCAAGTACCAATTGCAAATCACCACTGAAGAAATAATCCCTGTAGAACAAATTCTTGAGCAATTCAAACGATACGACAGTGGCTTCCATGAGTTGATCGCTGAAGAGCTGCATGAAAGATTTGGTGGAAAACAAACCCTCATCGCTGACCACCACGGCGTCACTATAGAAACGACAAGACCATGAACCTCACTATCGCAATTTCCGCTTACGCCATAGCAATGACGCTTGCCAACCTTAGCGTGACTGCGTTTGGACCCGCTATAAGCCCAATCAACGCGTTCTTTTTGATCGGCTTAGACCTAGCCCTACGTGACTGGCTACATGTTCGCCTTCGCATTTGGCAAATGGGCGCGCTTATTTCCGCGACAGGCGCGCTAACGTACATTTTTAACCCCGCCGCAGGTCAGATTGCCGTTGCATCAGCGTGTGCGTTTACCGCAGCAGCGCTTGTAGACTGGGGCACATTTGCGCGTTTGCGTGGGTCGTGGATGTTTCGCGCCAATGGCAGCAACATGACCGGCGCTGCCGTTGATAGCCTGCTATTTCCAACCATCGCGTTTGGCGCGCTGATGCCTCACATCGTTGTCATGCAATTTGTGGCCAAGGTTGCTGGCGGCGCTTTGTGGGCGTGGTTGATTGGGCGTAAGGCAGCATGAACCTTCGCCCCTATCAAGAACAGGCAGTTGACTTCCTGTACGAGAACGACCGCGCCATGATACTGGCGCCGGTCGGCGCAGGCAAGACCGCCATCGCCCTGACGGCTATGCAGGCCATGCTGAGCGCGGGTCATGTCAGCCGGTTCCTAGTGCTGGCCCCTAAACGGGTGGCCGTCAGCGTCTGGCCGACCGAGGCCCGGCTGTGGGCGCCGGGGCTGCGTATTAGTGTGGCCGTAGGGACGCCTAAACAGCGCGAGGCTGCGTTTAAATCTGACTGTGATGTGGTAGTGACCAACTACGACAATTTGCAGTCCCTGCCCTCTCTGAGCTTTGACGGAATCGTATTTGACGAACTGACCCGGCTCAAGAACCCTAGCGGCGCCAGGTTCAAGGCGCTCAACAAGATGCTGACCTGCCAAGTACGGTGGGGGCTGACAGGTTCGTTCACCAGCAACGGCCTGGAGGACGTGTTCGGCCAGTGCAAGATTGTCGATCAGTCGCTGCTGGGCCGGGCCAAGGGCGCGTTCCAGCAGCAGTACTTCTACCTGGTCAACAAAGAGTTCAACCAATGGGAGCCGCGCCCAGGCGCGCTTGAGAAGGTCATGGAGCGTATCAAGCCAGCCACGTTCGTGCTGGAGCCGGGCGAGTACAAGGACAAGCTGCCTGAGTTGCACACTGTGCCGGTGCGGTTTGACCTTGTTGACCGCAAACCCTACGACCAGATGAAAAAGGAGTTTGTGGCGCAGTTCCCCGACGCCCAGGCGGTGGCCGTCAACGCTGGCGTAGTCACGGCCAAACTGCAACAGATGGCGTCCGGGTTCGTGTACGGCGACTCGACCGTCTGGTTTGACACTTCCAAGTTCGACGCCCTAGACGACCTACTGGCCGAAAACCAACACGCCAACACCATCATCGCCTACACCTACCGGGAGGAGCTGGCTGAACTGAAGCGGCGGTATCCCCGCGCCGTGACGCTGGACGAACCAAACGCCATCGAACGATGGAACGCAGGCAAGGTCGAGCTGCTGCTGGCGCACCCTAAGTCAGCAGGCCACGGCCTGAACCTTCAGCATGGCGGCAGCAAGATCATCTTCTTGTCGCTGCCCTGGTCGCTGGAACTGTACGAACAGACTATTGGGCGCCTGCACCGCAGCGGCCAGCGGCACGATGTGTGGTGTTACGTCATGGTGGCGAACAAAACGGTAGACGAAAAGATATGGACGGCGCTCCATGATAAACGCGCTATTTCTGACATTGCACTGGAGGCATTAAAGTGAATCGAATCACACAACTTAGAGCAAGACTTAGAGCAGCCCAGGCTGAGCTTGCGATACGCACCCGGACGCACAACAGCGCGGCTCGGGCCTACAACAAAGTTACAGCACACATTGCTGATCTGGAGAGACGAATTGCTGAGCTGGCGCAAATTTCAAATTGAGCTGAACTCTTATAGCGAGGCCGACCTGTTGGCCCTGCTGGATGAGGAGCGCACCCAACACCGTAGGGTGTCCATGCTGGAGCGAATTCACCAACGCTACTGCACACTGCGGACTAACCGAGAGCGGATGGAAATAATGAAAGAAGGAAAAAGACCGTGAGCATTACGCAACAACTAAAACGAATCATCAGGCGCCTGACGCCTGTGGAGATGGCGGCTGCTGAACTGGCTGATGCTGAGCTGCACCGCCTGGAGGCCCAGAGTGCTGTGGAGTACGCCAACAGCGTGGTGTCTTATGAGGACGCCCGAATCAAACGGTTACGTAAATTTTTAGCAGACGCGGAGAAACAAACATGAGCATATTGGACGAAATCAAAGTAAACCGCACACCAACCCACATGGTGCGCCCCGCAAGCATAGAGTTGCAGAAGAAGACCAAGGTAATCATGGGCGAGTACGTGGAGAGGCAGAAGCAACCCGGCGAAGTTAAACAGGCTGAGAACGACTTGTGGCAGCGACCAGTGTACCGTTCGGGTGACGGCGACAGTATGCGGCAGGTTCCACGGGCAGGAAGTCTGAAAGCGTTTAGTCTGCCTAGCAGGGGGAATCGGACATGACAACAAACACAGGAGGCCCAGCTTATCCCACTTCCAATTACGGCGCGATTGTGCCAATGTCCACGGGCTACAGCGAAGGCATGACCTTGAGGGATTACTTCGCGGCGAAGGCTATGCAGTCGGAATTGGTTGGAGGCGTACATTCCGACAATTTTGATGTGACGGCTAAACGCGCATACGAAATGGCAGACGCCATGCTGAAAGCGAGGGAAGCATGACACATCCAGAAGCCCTGCGGCTGGCTGATCGACTTGATTGCGGAGAAATCAGCTACACAGGAATGTGCAAAGCCGCTGCAGAACTGCGTCGGTTGCATGAGGTGAATCAGGAGTTGGTAGCGGCGTTGGAGAAGCTGGCACGACTGGGGAACGGCGAACACTACGGCAACAGCGACGGGAACATGATTGCCCGTGCCGCTATAGCTAAAGGAGAACTGAAATGAAAGACGACGATGTTGAAGATTTATTTGCCTACGGCTGGCTCGACACCGCCTTGGCGATTGTCCTCGCGCTGGTGGCGCTAGTGGCGCTGTCCTTTTTTGCGGGGTATTTGACATGAGCCGCCTGTTATTTGCTGCCGCCCGTGGGGCGAGGATTGAAGCGGAATGGAAAGGAGTATGGAGCGGCGTTGCTGGTATCCATTTTGTTCCAAAGTTCAACTACCGCATCCACCCGGCAGACGCCCACCTTCAATATGGCCCGATCAGCACGGAGGTACGGAACTATGCACTTGGCCTGCCTCTGACCGGAACTTGCTGGTTTGCTCGTTTGGCGCTGCACAGTGACGGAGATTTACACGCGCTGTCGCCAAATGATCGCTATGTGTTTTTGTTGCTTGTGGCCGAAGCACTGGCCGATGAGGGGATGTGATGACAGGATTTGAATCAAAGCGCCAAGCAACGCAGGACAAGCTGACCGATGAGGCAGACACGCTGTCGATTGTGTACCAGCGAGGGTTTGCAGACGGCAAGAAGGCAGCACAGCGCAAGCCGCTGACCGCAACCACAATCGGCAACATGATGCCAAGCACCATACCGATGGAACATGATGGCGCATTGATGGAGTTTGCCCGAGGCGTCGAAGCCGCACACAACATAAAGGAGGGGACATGACTGAACTAAGACAAGTTGCGCAGCAGGCGCTGGAGTTTTTGATGACCCGGCGCTTAGGTGCGGAAGCTGTAATTGATGCGTTGAACACCGCATTGGCACAGCCAGAGCATGAGTCGGTGATTAGCGCATGGATTTTGCGGGAAGTGTATTTTGATGAAGACGGAGAACCGTTAATGCACAGAAGCCCACCCGCAGCACAGCGCCCGTGGCAGGGACTGGATGAGGACGAGATTCGTGAACTTTATGGAAAAGATTTGAATTATCGAGATGGCAACTATGTGAGATATGCAAAATCCGTGGAAGCTCAACTGAAGGAGCGCAATGGTTACTGAAGACGAAGAGTTTGAGCGTTTCAAGCATGAGCAGAAGTTCCGGCTGGACAGCACCTTCACGGCAGCAGTGGCACAAGACTACTTCTGGATGCCTATTGACGATCAGACACCGCAAGGTGTCAAGGTGCTGTTATTAGGACGGTCTGGTGTTGCCACAATGGGACACTACATCTACAAGGTGGGCGAGACGCAGTTCTGGCAGTATTGGGCGCCGCTGCCCAGGAAGCGGCTATGAGAGACAAACGCATCGACAAAGCCAAGCGTGTAGGTGAGCCACTGTCTGTGGTCTACTCAATCAAGCTAACCCAGCGCCAGCGTATTGCACTGATACGTTTAGGCCCACAGTGGATAAGGAACCAAGTTGAACGATCTACCGAATTTCGCAGCCTGGGATCGCCAGACGCTCGATAAATTTGCGCTTGAGGTCTACCTAAAGTTGCAGCAGCAGCAGGACCAGCTTGAGCAACTGCGCGGCGACCTCAAGGACGCCATAGCAGCATACCGATTACGAAATCTGCGTGATTGAGATATCGGTGCCAGTGACACCGCTGCGAATGACAGCCACCTTGTCACCACCCGCGCAGGCAACGTACTCAACAGCGTTGGTTGGCAGCATGGGAGAGGTGGTCAGGCTGGCTGTTGGGTTGGCTCCAATGGCAAAGTGTAAATGCACACCCCCGCTGTTTACCAGGCGCAGCATGGTGACTCCAGCACCTACTGCTGTGGACTGCACACTGCTAGTTGTGACCGTCATCACTTGGGTGGTGCCAAGCGCACCAAAGGTAGTCAGTTGCCCGTTGTCGTCTCGAAATAGCTTGCTCATTGTGGTTCCTTTAAAAGTTATCGGTTAAGTCTTCCCAGCCTCAAAAGCTCCTCTTGCTCTGGCGAAAGAATTTTTTGGTTGACGGGTATACGCATATCGTTTAGTTTTAGCCCAGCTTGGTAGCTTGGGTTTGTCATGC